GTGCCAACCGAATTACCGATGGCTTTGTACGAGTTAGCGACGTCAGCATCGATGCTGGAAGCCAGCTGCGAAATACGAGGCTTCAGAACACGCTCAGCGAAGTCATCCAACTGCATGGTAAGTTCGGCAGAGGTGAAGTTAACACCAATGTGCTTCTGCGAAGCAACAGTCAGGGTGGTGAACTGTTCGTTGTCGTCCTGAACTTGCAGGGCGGCGCCGTCGGTCACCAGAGCGCGGTCAGGTAAACGGATACGCAGTGTGGAGCCAATCTTGGCGCCTTCAACAGCGAAAGAGTCGTCGTACTGACGGTTAACGTTACGGGTCAGAACTAGGTTGTTTTCGAGAATCTCAAGCGCTTTGCGCGTGATCATGTCGATGGTAAGAATCGAGTTTGCCATGATATTTATTTCCTAAAAAAAGTTAGCGGTTACGTTGTGCTTCCCACTTCTTCATCTGACGCTGGCGATCCGCCTCAATCCACTCAGACGTACTCATGTTTTTGATAGCACGAGGGTCAGTAGTATCGTAAGACGGTGTACCAGAGCCACGGCCAGAAATTGGCGCAATGGGCGGTGGGGCACTCGTTGTTCGTTTCAAAATCGGTTCGGAAGTAATCTTTGCTTCCAGTTTACCGATCTCTTTAGCCTGCAAAATAGGCGAATTCAGTGCGGCTATACGTGCGGCTTCTTTCGGATTTGAACCCAAGTAATACGCAAGATCAGGGCCAATATCCGACGCTTGGATCGTCTCAGCCATCGCGTTAGAGATTGGCAGCTTGGGGTTGTACGCAACTTGTTCAAAGTCATCGTATTTGCTCCGCGCGTCTTCTTCTCTGTCGTGATACGCCTCAAGAAAATCCATTTGTTGCCGTTCAAGCTCACGCTTTGCCAACAATTCTTCAGCCTTGCGCGTCGCCAGTGCATCGGCATACGCATCAACGGATTCAAAATTTTCGACAGGTGGTAGCTCTGCAGGTGCAGGTGCGGTTTGCACTTTGCGACTCTGCTCACGTTCCCACTTCCTTTGTTCTCTTGCAAGCCTTTTGCCTACGATCGCATCAAGCTCTTCTTGTGTGAAGGTCTTGGATTGCTGCTCGGTCGGCTGGTCATTCTCCGGCGCTAGTGTTTCTTCAGCTACAGGCTCTGCCGTCGGTGCCTGTTCTGGCGCGGGTGAATCCGCTAACTGATTTTGCATCTCTTCAGACATTGTCGATTCCTAATGAATCCCTGACGTACCGCGTCAGTTCGGTTTACAGCAAGGTTACTCGTAAATTATGGTTGCGGCAACTGTTCCACCGATAACAACATAGATGCCGTTTTTGGCAAACGCGCCGTCGAGCGGCAGCAAATACGACGTGGCGGCGGCAGGCGTAAAAGTCGCCAAGATCACGTCGGTCGTTGTAGCGGCTGCAGAGTCGTAAACAGTAATAGTCGGTGTGCTAGACGCCGAACTAACAAAAATGCCTTTGAGCTTACCCGCCATTGGCTTAATGTTGGCGGTTGCGGAAATTGCGGTGTAATTTGCCATGGTTTACCTCAAGCGAGAAACTTCAGTTTGTAAATCGTCGAGAGGTACAACCCCACGATCTCATCAATAATGTTTTGTAGCGGGCTGTCTGCTTTGTCCACTACCTTGTACCGCATTGCTTCAATCTCTTCGACCTGCGCCTGCAGAAACTCCAAGATGTTGCCTGGCTTTTTGGTCGACTGCAGCGCAATAGCGCCAATCAGACCGTGCCGGCCTTGATACGCTTCCGCAAACTTGTCTGCCATATCAACAATGTCGTTGTAAAAACGACGCAACGCCTTGTGTTTGGCGTAGCTGCGGGTGTTTAGATGCACTGAATGGGCCACATCTCGGCCCAAAAACAGTATCCCTACGAAGTTAGCGCAGCTCACAGTTGTGGTTCCTCAGGCGGCATATTCATCATTTCCGGCGGCATTTCAGCCGATTCTGGTGGAATCATACCCATTTCTGGCGACATTTGTTGCATATCTTGGGGCATCATGCCCATTTCTTCCTCCATCATGGGCATTTCGCCCGGCAGCTCCAGCCCGCCCTCGCTCATGGCCAAGTCGCCTGTCGACATGACGTCGCGCAGCGTTTGCATGACCACATCTTGCACTTGGTCGGGCGACATAGCCGCACCGATGAGCGAGAGGCGCTGCGTCTCGGCTTGGTACGCTTTGATCTCGGCTTCGAAGTTCTTGCGCTCCATGTCTTGGACTTCGACCGACTGATTGACGCTCTGCAGCATCTGGTGCAGCTGATCCATCTCCTGCGACATGGCCTCCAGCTGCTGCTTGGCCATCTGCATCTCAGGCGAGTCGTCGGTGTCCTGCATAATCTTCGGATCGATGATTTTGGCAAAACGTTCTGCCATTTCCTGCGCTCCTGGCCAGTCCATGTTCTTGATAAACAGGTCGCCAGCCACTTGCCAGAGCTGCGGGTTGGACTGCAGGATCATGCCCATCGCATCCAGTGCCTCCTGACGCTTAGTCATGTAGGACGGGCCGGTGGTCACCACCACGTCGTACTTACCGACGTTGGGGTTGTAAATCTTGTCGATGACGATGTTGTTCTGGTCGCGTATCTCCCGCACAGGCTCTTGCTGGGTTGGGTCGAGCTTAGCCATCTCGCTCTCGCCGTCCAAACCAATTACACGAGCTACACGCTGGGTGTCGTAAATCTTCGGAATTAGGTCGACCAGCTGGCGCGTTACGTGCCGAACAGCGCGTGCCAGATTGTCCACGTAATGATAAGTGCCAGTGTCAGACTGACGCTCTCGCGCCAAAATCGCCTTGCCCGAACGCTCATTGGATGTCGCTCCCAGACTGGTGTCGTACTGCCCTGTGGTTGATTTGATGTCGTCCGCCGCGCCCATCTTGGCCTGAATTAAACCGGTCTGTGGCAGCGGTGGCGCTGCCCTTTGGGGCAACGGCAACACAGCACCTGAGCCATCGGTCACGTCGGGGTTGACTTCCAAGTACGGCCAGTTGGTCGTGTTGGCCGTCTTCCACTGCGTCTCGTAACCTTCAAATTGGCCACCGTAGCCAATAAACGGCGCTTTAGGCGCCAAAGCCAGCATCTCGGCTTCTTGGCTCGTCCAGTAGTTGTACATGCGCTGGGCGTCCTTGGCGTTGCGCACCAGACCTGAGATGTATATCTTACCGTCGACCTCAAACTCGTTACCTATAACGCGCACGATGGGAATGTACTTGCCCGCCCAGTCGTTCTCTTCTAGCATCTCGTAGCCGTTGGTTTTGCACCATTTGACCCGCTTAGCGTCCACTTGACGGGTGCGGATCGGCTTAATACCCATCTGCTTCATCTGCTTGGCCTCGGGCGAACCCTCGAAAGCTGTTATGTTGCCGGGGTAAAGATGCAACGTCGCCTTGTCGTACTCAATATAGTAATACTCAGCAATTCTCACCGTATCTTGGTTGATCCAAACAGACACGGACTGGTCGCCCACGCCTTGCGACTGCAGTGTCGAGATCGGGCTGGCGTCAGGGAACATGCGCTCGTAATCTTCGCGCAGTAGGTCTTCGGTAACAAAGCAATACTTGGCGTCGGCACCGCACGGGTCTTGAATCGTTGGATCCATGTAGACCGAAAAGCTGTTGCGTATGCGCGCAATTTTGATGTCCTGATCGAACGTGTCGTCGTCGCAATACTCAGTCAAGATGCGGATATAACCTTCGCCGTAGGCTACCTGGTTCTCGCAGGCGGTGTCGTAGGCGACGTCGGCGTCCGAGATGTACTCGATGTGCCTGACCATGCCGTTGTAGATTTCGGCGACTTCTGGATCGGCGTCGTCGTCAGCGGGGATAACCTTGCCGCTTGGGCGGTTCTGCCTTTGGTCATTGGTCACCTGCCGTACATGCTGGGGCAGCTTGTTGATCGTCAGCGTAGGCCGCGCGTTAATCGTCTGGCCTTGCACTGAACCACGGGTTGCCAGCACATCGGCTGGCCATTGCCAGCAATTGTCAGGTGAGCCGGCATAAAACCGCAGGTCGTCTAGCTCGTTTTCACGGCTCTCAGACATGGCAGAGATTGCCATTTGCATACGCTTTCGCATAACTGCGAGTACGTCTTGCTTGTCTTTATTGTTGTCGCTTGTAGACGGGTTACCGCCTACATTAGCGACTTTTCCTGCTGCATTTATGCCGGTGTAGTCCATTTATTTGGTCTTTTTAGCCGTTTTAGCCGATTGTTTGAACGCTTTGTCGGTTGGCGCGCCTGAAGTGCCGGGTTTGCGCATCTTTTCGCCCGAACCTTCCTTAATTCTCTCACGTTTAGCGTGAATATTTGCGTAAAGTCCTGGTTTAGTCGCCATAACAGTTACCGCCTATTTTTTAGGTAAGTATTTGCGTCCTCTGGCGTTTTTATGCCCAGCGCATCAGGGTTTACCCCGGTGTCGCGCATAAAATACTCTTTCCACGCCGTAGGATGATCTGCCGATTTAAGCATTTTTCCGCTTGAAAGAGAAGACGGCCAATGAAATCTATTTTTATCGTAGGGATCGCGTTCAGGTACAACCCCCGCTTTCCAAGCCGCGCGATAATCGTAGTCTTTGGTGTTTAAATCCGGCTCCTCACCGTACTCGCTTACAAACTCTTTGAACCAATCCGTGCCCCGAATCCAATTTTGAAACGTTGCTTCGTCGTTGCCGTACGATTTAGTTTTCTTACTTTTAACTTTTGTGTTTTGTGCCAGCATATCCCCATAGTTTGAGTACGGCGTAGCTTTATCCGCAAGAGCGTTTAAAACTGGCGGCGATAAACTATTTACTGGGAACTCCATTTTTCAGCACTTCCATCGTTTAAGCGCCGCTTTGGCGCGTTCGCCGTCTTTAGCACTTGCCGCAACAGCACCCATTCTGGCGCAAAACGACTTCTTCCGCCCTTCATCCGCCTTCGTCTTCGGGTGCGGTGCCGGCGCCTTCAAGTTGCTGCCTGTCTCGCGATTATACTTCTCACGACCCTTGGCTGTTAGCCCCGCGCCCTTACTGACCGGCAGCTTCTCGCCCCGCCCAACACTTAACGACACGCCTTTCTTAGCCATCACGCCCCCATCCATCCAGTTGCAGCGGCCACTCTTGGCGTGTAGCCGTCGCTGCGACGCGTTGCACGCTCAAAACTCGATTCTCGGCTCGCCATCGGAAACGCGAACGTCACCGCTAGGGCGTCGGCGGCGTCCGGTGAGGCCAGCCCGCGAGACTTCATCTCTTTCTTGCCTTCCAAGTAGATCGTACCCGACGAGTCGGGCTTCTTCATGGGGCCTGTCAGGTCAGCCTTCAGCTGCCGATCGTTCGGGATGCTGGCCGTCTTCAGCCAGTCTTTCATCGCGCCCCAAATCTCTGCCCGCTTGTTGCCGTACATGACCGGCTTGGATGACTTCCAACCGAAGTTCACTCCCCGCACCTTGTATCGCTGTTCTTTTAATCTGTCAAGTATTCCGTAGCCCAGACCGCCCTCGTCAATCACGGTTAGTGCTGGCCGGTACTCCTCGATTGCGTCGATCACCCGGCCCACGGTCGTCATGGTGTCCTCGCCGTGGTAGCGCTTGATCGCAATCAAGTCCCGCCCTTGTCTGACGACGATGACGGTTGCGTCCGCGCCGCCTCGAGCTGGGTCAACGCCGACAACAATTGGCGCCGTCTCATCCTTGTATTTTGGCCGATTGGCGGCGTCGTCGACAGTACTCGCACCAATAAACTGATCTTCGCCAGCTGATGGAAACTCTCCGTAGACCTCAACCCGAGCCTGCGGCGAATCCTCGCCATATTCCGCAATGATCTGCTCATATACCTGTTTGTCCGTGTCTTCGACTGTCCGTGAGTCTATGTTCTCCGTCTGCCAGAAGTTACGCTTGGCATGGAAACACTCGTAGAAGTAGCCTTGATTACGCCGGGGGTTGGAGAACGCGAACCAATACCGATCCAGTATAGGTTCCGTAAAGAAGCCCGCACCGACCGACCAGATGCTGTCCGGAATACCGCTTGCCTCGTCAAAGATCAGCATCATGCCGTCGTGGTTGTGGACACCGGCGTAGCTGTCCGGATTCTCCTCCGACCAGAGCTTGCCTTCTGCAGCCCAGTAGCGCGTGCCCTTCTTCAAGTCGCGCTCGACCAACTCGGTTAGCCATTTGGCGGGAACTAGCTTAGTTGCGCTGGACTCCCACCAGTGGTTGTTGATGACCATCGTCGCCCACTTCTGGAGTTCACCCCAAGTCACTGACCGGAGCTGGGCTTCGCTGTTGGCGCTCACTATGACCGAGGAGCCGATGCGGGTGGTCAGCATCCACAGGATGAGCCAGGCAACGAGCGCCGACTTACCGATCCCTCGACCGGAGGCGACCGCTTGGCGCAGGGCGTCCATGTCGACCTGCCCTTTGTTCGTCTTGATGTGGGTGGCGATCTTGCGCAGTATCTTGCGCTGCCAGGTGCGCGGGCCTTTAAACTTGGCCAACGGCGTGTTGGGCTGCCCCCACGGAAAGGCAAACAACACGAACGCCTCGGGGTCGTCAGCGATAGTCGGCGCCCAGAGGCGCGACATTAGGAGCTGCTCGCCCTCGGCGTCATAGATCGGCTGTTGCGCCATTATTTAACCCCAACGTATCCGCGCACTCGATTTAATATATCTAGCTGTTGGGGCGTATACATTTCTTCCGCGTTATCCCATTGGTTAAACGTATACCCCCTAAAAAGTTCAGGTAGCCCCGTGCGCTCTTTCCACTGTTCGTAGGGGCGTTTTTCGCCATACTTTTTGCGATGGACTTCATACCGTTGTTTTAGCACAGCAGGGTCAACATTAGACTCAAACTCAGTATATAGCGCTTGTAACACCGGGTCATTTTTAACCGCGTGATGGCTTACATAATCCGCCAGCACATCTACAGGCCGCACTTTATTACTGAATATTTGTACCCCTACGTTGCCCATTGGCAATTGTTTGGGGCGTGGGCTTTGCGGTGCGCCGGGTTCGTCAGGTGGGTAAAACTCCAGCAGTCTAGATTCTTTAGGGTTTGGAGTAACTACGCCATAAAGATTTTTATCTTGTAAATACGGATAGTCTTGCAGCGCGCGGTCAAACGGCGACATAGGCGCAACAGTGTTGCCGCGAGTGCGTAGGCTATTAGCCGGCGTGGGCGCGAGTGCGTTCTGTGGCATGTTCCAGATACTCCGGTTTCTGTTCGGTAATGAGACCGTCGATCACGCGTTCTTGCGCCTGCTGCAGCGCCTGCGTGATGCTGATCTTGTTCGTGATGTCCACACTAATCTCCTGACGTGCCGTCCAGCCGTGGACGTGCTGCAGGATAGCCAGCGCCGCCTTACTGTCGCCAGCACGAGCCGCCTCCCGTAGGTGCGCGCTGGCCTCAATCTCACTGTCGGCGCGTCCTTTAAGCACGGCCATGTCGGCTGCTGGGTCAAGCTCGCACAGCTGCCTGAACTCGGTGGGCAGCATGCCCGCCGCCAAGGCGAGCGAGTCACCCTTCAAGCCTAGAGCCGCTGCGTCATAGATCGCCTGGAGGCGTGCCTCTGTCGCCTCGACTTTGCGCGGGGTGAACGGGATAGATTTGAACATGCCTTAATAGTAGCGGATTTTTAAAAAAATAAAAAATTGTTTGCTGCGGGCTGTGAAAAATAAAAAAAAATTGTTTGTGGAACCTCCGTGGACGCGACCGGTTGGCCGCCGGCCCCCCACCCCCCAGGTTAGTGGGCGCTCACTTACAAGCAGCCAGGTTAGTGAGTACTTACTAACAACATCTAGGT